CTTTGGGCGTATCGCTTCTTCTGCTGTGTATACCTACACCCTAGGATTCAACGCGTCTTCCGCATTGGTCAACTTGGCCCAAGTTCCAATGATTGTTGCGCCTTATCTTAAAGGACAATACGGCGAAGCTGGTGTAGCAAAAGCTCTAGGCGATGCGTCTAAGTTGTTCCTCGGTGCCGGTACAAAAGCACGGGTAAACGTGTTGGGTAGTGATAGAACCACTGAATTAAAGGTGATGCCATCTATTGCCAACTACTCACCCGACACCGCTATCGGTAAACAATATGCTACTTTGATTGAGCGCATGAACGCAACGGGGCAACTCAACCGTTCACAACTTCATGAGATGATTAGCGGAGATACCCGCACGGGCCTCCTACAAAAGATCAATGCCATGTCCGGTTGGATGTTCTCCCAAACTGAGCGCATGAACCGTGAAGTGACGACGATTGCGGCATACAACCTTGAGTTGGCTAAATTAAAGAAAGCCGGTGTCCCTGATGTTGCTGCTGAACGCCAGGCTGCTGACCATGCGATATACACAACGCAACTTCTTAATGGAAGTACAGCCGCAGCCGCTGCGCCCAGAATCGCCCAAGGTGGTATTGGTAAGTTAATGTACATGTACAAGAACTATGGCGTGTCTCAATACTATATGTTGATGAAGACCGCTAAGTTGGCACTCCAAGGTGAAAGCCCTGAAGTGAAAAAAGCTGCATGGAAACAGCTTGGTGGCATCATTGGCATGACTGCATTGATGGCCGGTATCCAAGGTATACCTATGTATGGTCTAGCATCTATGGTTTACGCCATGTTTGCCGATCCCGATGATGACGACTTAGACACCGTGACACGTAAGTACTTGGGTGAGTTTGCATTCAAAGGCCCAATCGAGTACATGACCAACTTGTCAATCGCAAGTCGTATCGGCCTCACAGACTTGATTGTGCGTGATAACAAAGCCGGAACTGCGGCGGGCACGTTTACAGATCAGGTTACTCAGATGCTCGGTGGCCCAGCATTCAGCATCGGGGATCGTGTCGTGCGTGGCTTTAGCAAGATCAACGACGGCAATCTTGAGCGTGGCTTGGAAGATATCTTGCCCGCATTTGCCGCTAACCCATTGAAGGGCTTACGTTATTATTTTGAGGGCGCTAATACTCTGCGTGGTGACCCCATCACAGGAGAGGTCAGTGCTTGGAATTCGATGGCACAAGCATTTGGATTTGCTCCTGCCGATTACTCACGTCAGTTGGAAATCAATTCACGTGAAAAAGGTATTGATAAATTTATTAACACCAAAGTAACTCAGCTCAAACGCAAATACTATACAGCCTCACGCGTAGGCGATAGCGAGGAAAAAGCAGATGCTAGAGAAGCGTTATTGCAGATCGGTGCAAAACATCCCGAGCTTGGTATCAATGGTGGCACCATCAATCAGATATTGACCGCATCTCAAGCGGCTCAGGAAAAGTCAACCAAGAAAATGATTCACGGTGTCATGATCAGTGACAAGAGACGTAAAGAAGTATTGGAAGACGAGGCAGAAATGAACGACTGAAAAAAACCCCCGATGGTTAGTCGGGGGTAAAGTTTACGAGAAAGACAACTGCAACAGGAGGTTGCGACGCAATCTTATCACAGAAGTCTCCAAAAGCGCATGCCTAATTTTCCGGCCTCGATGCGTTCAAACCCCTCAATCCTTAACTTATTATTTTTTGCAACTGTTTGCATTTGTTTGTCTAAAGTTGATAAGTTGATTGCGGGTATAAACAGTGATGTGCCTACAACAAAGTTATCCCAGTTTATGTTGAACGGCACTCCATCAGGACATATCTCCCTTTCCAAGATCATCATCTAAAAACTCCTGTGTATCTAGTTGAATAACATCCGTTGCCGGTAAGGTCATGTTCGTGCCTTTGGACATACGCTTCTTAACGATCCTAGCTTTAGCCCTACCGTTCTTCAAAGAGTCAAGCAAGCCTTGGTAGTTGATCTGCTGTCTAGCGCACCATTCTTTTAGTGGTTTAGTATATAGATACATCATCTTGACGTCATACTCATATCGAGCAACAAACGTCATTCTCGGCGTAGCATCAGGAATAACCAAATGATCCACGCCACTTGAAGACCCACGTGAGTCGTCCGTGCTCTTGATGCGCAACACGTTGTTGTAGTTCTCAGCCAAGTAATTGGATAATGTTGTTTCGGAGTTAACAGTCATTGATGCTGCTTGCTCCCTTGCGGTTCCCATAGCACCTAGCAACCACTTAACGATTGGTGCAATCGCCCAGTCAAGTAACCCTGCTTCTTTAGCCATCATCAAACCCACAATACCGTTAGCGGCAGTTACAGAATGAAATCTATCTGCGGGGCCAAGGCCGAGAGCTCTGTCTAACTTTTGTTGAGTCTGCTTATATATCTCCTTGGTGCGGGGCATGTCGGTCATGATGTGCTGAAGGTATGGGAGGGCCGCGTGTCCGTAGTTATTAAGTAACTGCTCACTCAATATGTCAGTATCAATCTTATTTAAACCCGACATGGGATAAGCACGGACTTCAAATACACGCAGAGCCTCAGCTTTTGGCACGGCTTTATAAGACCCCATGCGCTCGATCACGCTTGTGTTTCCTGTGCTGACACCCACCTGTGCCCAAGGTGTACCACGTACACGCTCTTTGTTAGCGTCTTGCGACAGCCTGTTTCTTTGCGTACCACCAGTAAACTGATAGAAGAAGTCACTCAAGTCTTTGCCACTTGCATTGGTCAACTCATCAAACCATGACGGCACGTTCTTGTACTTCTCAGCACGGTTCATCTTAGATGCTATCGTGTCAACTTCTTTCATGATAAGCGCCTCGGGGTCGCCCCAAATACCTGCACCGGCATACATGGCAGTCGTTTTACCAACACCTGAGTCGGGACTATGTATGTGCATGAACGCGCCCTTGATAGATGTAAAGTCAGTCATCGGAGAGCCGAAACTAAGTCCAATCGCAAACTGAAACATCTCCATTCCGGGGCGGTTATAAAACGCCATAGCTTCTTTCCACGCCTCCATTGTCCCTGCGGTTTTGAATGCCGAGAACAACTGTGCCGTAGAACTTGAAGGGGGGTTGTGATCCACGCGGTCTGCACGAATCTCTTTGTCCCCAAGAATAAACGCATCATGTTCTTTATCCGTCCACCCGAACTGTCTGTGCGCGGTTTCAGCACGTGAGTTGTACTGCATGTGATTCACCCATTGTGTAACGTATGACATAATTTCATCCATTTTCAATATGGCAACGCCGTGACTTGCCATGTGTTTTCTAATCTCCTCTTTAGATGTCACGGCTGACAGAGGAATCGTGAACTCGCGTACCCCGTCCTTTGGCAAATGTAGTCTAATAACTACTGCTTCGCCAACGTCAGAGTCGAGCAATCTTCGAGTCGCATAGATATCATTGTGATATACCATGACTTCGAATTCTTCTTCCTGCTTAATAACTCGTTTGTAGATGCCTCCGTTCTTACCCCGGAAATATGGTTCAGGATACTTCGGGATAATATATGTCTGTGTGTGACCTTGATCAACGTCTGCTGGTACATCTTCAACAATATTATCGGCATCGGTAGCTTCTTGTATCTCACGGCCGAGCACGATGGGGGATTTGATTGACCCTTTGTTAGGGCAACCATCACAACCTTGTGGGTTATATTCTTCAAACTTTGTGCAAGTGTAGGGGCCACCCTTGATACCCCTGACTTTACGATCAGCCATCTCAGGACTGTACTCGGGGTGACCACTGGAAATCTTTTCAATAGCTCTATCGGCATCTATGCAGAACTTAGCAATAGATAGCCCCGCCCTCCACATGGGCTCTGACATTGTGGACTGGTTCTTAATGATGAAGGCAAGTTGCTGACAACCCATGCCCTCGATTGTTTTCTTCAGGATTGTTTTAAATCTATTTGTGTAGTTACCCAAGAGTGCCTTGGTAACGTCGTCCATCTCGCCACGCGGAATGTAGCTCTTAGGAGCAATTACTTCTCCTATAATTTGTTTAGCTGTGTCTAGTTCAATGGGTGCGGCCAAATTACCGATTAGCGCAACCGGTCTAGCAACATCCTGTTTAAAGTTAAGCGTGTCCGGCACGCGTAAGATACGGACTGAATCCGCCGTCACAACTGGATCGGCATAAAGATCATGCTCATCACAAAGAAACTTTAGTTTCTCAGCCAAGGGCATCCATGTTTCACGTGAAACAGGTTCTGTCAAAGACCAATATGCGTGTATACCCCCACCCGAATTAACGACTGTGGGCTTGGGCAGTCTTACTGTTTTGCAGAATTCTCTTAGCGCAACAAGGGCTTCTTGTTGTGTCGTGTATGGTTTGCCAGCACCGCAATCAAGATCAATGAACAACGACCTAAGTTGTTTAACATTGTTTGTCCGTCTCGACTTACCATTCTCGAATGTGGCTAGTGCGTAGTACGCATCGTAGCCATCATCTTTTAAATTCCCCGCTACTGCAACTGCGTCATCTAACTTTTGGAAAAACTTTTGTACTGGTCTGTCTGAGTCTTTCTTCAGCCCAACAATACAATAGTATCCTTCATGTCCAAGGACTTGTTGTAGAAACTCTTTCATGTGCACCTTAGAGGTGGGGGTAGCGTGGTCTTGAAACCGAAGGAAACGCAATCATAGATATGTTAGTCAAAGGATAACGAGGACTATGACCCCCCGACCCATGCTTTGCGACCGCTTCTGCTACCCCCGAACTTACTTAGACGTCATCCCACTCGCCAACCAAATCAGCTAAATCAGGTTGTTCAGCAACTGCCGCTTTTTTAGGCGCGGCTTTCTTGGGTTCGTCTACAGGTTCAGCCTCTAATACGTTAACCGCTTTTGCAGGTTTAGGTGCGGGTGCGGGGGCAGGTGTAGCCACAGGTTTTTCCTTCACGCCGTCAGTTTGTGCAACTGTCATTGTGATCGCATCAATAGCTTCTTTAGAGTCTTTCATCTCCATGACAACATGGAACTCTTCCTCAGTCACAGGGCGCACAGGCTTGAATGTCAGCTTGGGCGTAGGACTTGCAGTATCAAAGCGCATCTCAGTCACCACGCCAATGATAGGTGTGTCATTGCTTTTCAAATGACGTGCATAGGCTTGCAGTGGGAGCTTATTTTTCTCACCGTCCCCGAATACTGATGTGGGGGGCAATACCAACTGGTAAACTTCACGCTTGTCGATCTCGCCCTCAAGCAATACAGCAACACGTTGCTCATAACGGCATGCGCGGCTCTCGCCTTGACCTGATCCCTTGATGTTCTTGGGGCATGTGATACAAGTAGCGGCTTGCTTGTCCTTGACTTTGTCGTCAGGACGTGTGCCATCTTGTGACCAACATGTTGGCCCTTTAACTTCACCCTCAACGTATGTACCCTCATAATACTTACGTGATGTCTTTGGTGCGGCTTTGATGATCACCACATTCATGGCACGATCTTCAGACACGCGGTACTCTTTACCGCCAATAAATTCACGGAACACACCGCCTTTGATGGAAATACGACGTGCACCTAATTCTCCTCCTGCTAACGCATCGGTTGCGTCATCTTGTGCGGCTCTCAAGTAAGCGGGCAAACCACCTTTAAATAATGTCATTTCACTCATTGTTTTCTCCTAGGTTAAATATCTTCGTCAGGGCCAAAATTTAAAGCTAACTGGTGGGGATCAACCTTGACAGTTATGCTTCCATCTTTTTCTTCTTTGGGCAAGTCGCCGCCGTTCAAGTCACGCAAGGCCTTCTCTACTTCGGCAATCTTAAAGCGATATACGCCACCGATTTTCAAAGCGGGGATTAAGTCTTGACGTATCCATGCACGTACAGTCGACACAGACACGGCAAAATACGTTGCTATGTCTTCAATCGGCACGAATGGTTCGTCCATTATTTACTCCTCTTTATAGTTACTGAATACTCACTGTTCGCATTGAGTCCTGGGGGTATAAGGTCAGGGTGCTCTTCTAGAAAAGCCTTGGTGTTGGTTTGATGCAGACGCTTCTCCAACAAGTCCGGCACGCCATGTTCAAGGATAAACTTGTTCATGGATTCCCAATCCGATGTCGTATACAAGGTGCGAACAGTCCTATATACCAAACCGGATTCGGTTCTCAAGCTCTCCGCGCCGATCTCCTTCATGTGATCAAGCAAGGCAGTTTTTACTTTGCGCATGCCCTCATCAATCCGGTCGAGCTCGGCCTCGAATTGCTTTGAAACTTCGGCTTTCTTATCCCGCATTTTGAGATATACGCGGGTCAGTTTATCTATGGAAATATCTTCCGTCATAAAATTCTCCTGTTTTAAGTTGTCTAGGTCTACTATTATATGGCTAATTTTACATTAGTCAAGTAGATTCTTGTAAAGTTCAACTAATTTTGTGTGATCGTTCATTCTTGTGTCTAACAGTGAGTACAGATGTTTCTCCGCTTTTGATCCCTGTAGACGCACCACGGTGACGGGATGCCGTTGCCCTTGTCTATGTGCCCTTGCATTCGCTTGTGCGTAAGTCTCTAGGCTTGGGGTCGGCCCCCACCAAATAACCGTGTCAGCCGCCGTTAAAGTCACGCCGTGAGCCGCCGCTTGTGGTTGA